TGCTACAGGATTTGCTGGTGCGTTAACAGGTAACGTAACAGGAAACGCATCTGGAACTGCTGCTACCGTTACTGGTGCAGCACAAACAAATATTACTTCAGTAGGAACTCTTACTGCATTACAGGTAGATAATATTAACATAAATCTTAATACAATAAGTACCACTGCTGGTACTGATTTGTTAATTACACCTGTGGCCGGCCAACAGATTGTTCTTGATGGAACTATTATCATTGATGCTGGTGTAGTTACTGGTGCGACAAGTATTACATCAACTGCATTTGTTGGTGATATAACTGGTGATGTTACTGGTACTGCTGATGCTGCTACTGCTGTTACAGTAGCAGATGAATCAAGTGACACTACTTGTTTCCCACTATTTGCTACAGCGGCAACAGGAGACTTACCACCTAAGAGTGGTACAAACTTAACATTTAATAGTAGTAGTGGTTTATTGACTGCAACACTACTAGCTGGAGATTTAACAGGTGATGTTACTGGTACTGCTGATACAGCAACAGTTGCAACAACAGTTACTATAACGGATAATGAATCTACAAACGAAAGCAACGCTCTTATCTTTACTGCTGGTGGTGATGTTGATGGTGGTAATCTTGGTCTTGAATCTGATGGAACACTCACCTATAACCCAAGTACTGGTATAGTAACTGCTACAGGGTTTGCTGGTGCATTAACTGGTAATGTGACAGGTAACGCATCTGGAACTGCTGCTACCGTTACTGGTGCGGCCCAAACTGCAATTACTTCAGTTGGCACACTTACTGCCCTTCAAGTAGATAATATTAACATAAATCTTAATACAATAAGTTCTACTGCTGGTACTGACTTGTTAATTACTCCTCTTAGTGGTCAACAGATTGTCCTTGACGGTACGATTATTATTGACGCTGGTGTGGTTACTGGTGCAACAAGTATTACATCTACTGCATTTGTTGGTGATATAACTGGTGATGTTACTGGTACATCCGATGTTGCTACTGCTGTTACAGTAGCAGATGAATCAAGTGACACTACTTGTTTTCCATTATTCGCAACTGCCGTATCTGGTAATTTACCACCTAAGAGTGGTACAAACTTAACATTTAATAGTAGCAGTGGTTTATTGACTGCAACATCATTAGCTGGAACAGTAGCAACTGCAACACAAAATTCAATAACAACTGCTACTGCTTTAGTATCGGTGGGTGCATTAGACTCAGGTAGTATTACATCTGGATTTACAAGTATTGATGTTGGTGCCGGAGCAATCACAACAACTGGTGTAACTACAACTGGTTCTTTAGTAGGTGGTTCAGTTGCAACTGAACATGGTGCTGGTGCAGTCGCAACAAGTTTTGCTCCAATCACTAGAAGATATACACAAAATGGTGTCATCATAACAAAAATTCATTTTGACTTAACTGGACTTGTTGCTAACGGTGATACTGCAAATGATGTTATTGGTCTTTCAGCTGGTGGTGCTGCATATATCGGCCGACATGTAGTAAGTTCAAATGGTATTGTTTTTAAAGCAGAACTAGCATGTATTGAGTTGCCTGTTGCTGCAACTGGTACTGTAACTACAGATATTGATATTGCAACAAACTCAGCTGATGATATTGCATACGATGCCGCTGGTGGTACTGCCAAATTATTTAATGCTGGGGTAATGGTTGCTGGACAAGAATTATCAAATATTACACCAGCAATAACTGCAAATGATTACTTTTACTTAGTAGAGGCTGATACTACTGCTAATGATTCCGTATTTAATGCAGGGCAATATATACTGACACTTTACGGTCACGCAATTAGTTAATAAGGAAAATATATAATGGATCAGAAATTTATAATTACTTTAGCTGTTGGATTGTTTATACAAGCCGCTGCTGCTGTTTGGTGGTTAGCAACATTAAGTGCAACTGTACAACATAACGATTTTCAGATACAAATGATCGCAAAAGATGTAAATAAAAACTCAGATTTTGTCGAGCTGTGGCCAGCTGGCAAGTGGGGCTCAGGTTCTTTACCATCTGATGTGCGCCAAGATTTAAAAATTGGTCAGCTAGAAATGCAAATGCAAAAACTAAATGAGAAAATTTATAATGGGAATATGAAGTAATGAATAGGGAGAATATATTATGTTAGGACAACAGTTCTATCACGAAACAATCAGAAAAGTTATCGTTTCCTTTGGAACGATATTTAATGATATCCAACTTATTCGTAAAGACAACTCTGGTGTTATAATACAATCTATGAAAGTTCCTCTGGCATATGGCCCCAGAGAAAAGTTTTTAGTAAGATTGCGTGAAGATGCAGATTTGACAAAACAAGTTGCGATTACTTTACCACGAATTGGATTTGAGATTAAAAATCTTGCTTATGATTCTGGGCGTAAATTAAATCGTGTTCAACAATTTAAAAAGGTTAAGGGCGTAGAAAGTAAACAATTAGATGCACAATATATGCCTGTTCCTTATAATCTTGAATTAGAATTATATATTATGGCAAAACAGTCTGATGATGCATTACAGATTGTAGAACAAATACTTCCATACTTTCAACCAGATTATACATTAACTATTAATGATATGGCAGATATGGGAATTAAAAGAGATGTTCCTATTGTCCTAAATAGTATAGGATATGAAGATAGTTATGAAGGTGATTTTACTTCTCGTAGAGCATTAATATATACACTTTCTTTTACTGCTAAATTTTATCTGTACGGCCCTGTTACTTCTAGTAAGGTTATCAAAACAGTTACAGTCGATCAATATACAGACTTAGAAGAAAACTCACCAAAACGCGAACAAAGATATACTGTTACACCAAACCCAAGTACAGCCAGTGCGGATGATGATTTTGGATTTAATGAAACTACATCATTCTTTGAGGATGCAAAAAATTATGATTCAGAAACAGGTGAAGATAAATAATGACTAAAGAAAATATGCTAAGTATTGATAAAGCACTTGGTATCGTAGAAAAAATTAATCCAAAGATTATAAATTCAACTTCTTCTGAAAAGTTACCAGTAGTTTCTTTATCTGACGAAGAAGATATTAATAGTGATTATAATTATCAAAGACAAAATTTCTATAAATTAGTCGATCAAGGTTCTAATGCCATTGAAGGTATATTGGAGCTTGCAAAAGAAGGTGAACATCCAAGAGCGTATGAGGTGGCTGGAAATCTTATTAAACAGGTTGCAGAAGTAACCGAAAAACTTGGTGATTTACAAGAAAAAATGCGTAAATTAAAAGAAGTGCCGAATAATGCACCAAAGAATGTAACAAATGCTTTATTTGTGGGTTCAACAAAAGAACTACAAAATATGCTAAAGGATAATACTGACACATAGGAATATATTATGACAATCGAAAGACAACACTTGTGGCCTACCACAATTTATACTTTCAAACTTGACACTCTTTCTTCAAATACAAATGAAAAATTTTCACAACATATTTTAGAAAAAGAAAAACAAGGTTTAGGTTTTAAATTTAATCCAATACAAGGTAGTGGATGGCAAAGTAACAAAGACTTATTTGAAACCGATACAGAGTTTTCTGAACTACGAAAAGGTTTAATTGTAAAAGTAAATGAAATTTTAAGTACTGTATATAGAGATGATGCAGAAATACGTTTATTGAATAGTTGGGCAAACATCAGTAGAAAAGGTGAATGTACAATGCCTCATATACATGAGGAAGCTAGTTGGTCGTGTGTCTATTATGTCACACCTACAGGAAATGCGAATATTTATTTTAAAGACCCAAGGATTCAAGAGTATATGGATTCATCACATAATTTTTTAAAGCAACCATATACAAATACAATTAGTAAACGTCCTTTTGAATCTGGTGAAGTTATATTGTTTCCAAGTTGGTTAGAACATGGAGTAGCAATGAGTACAGAAGACTCTATAAGAATAAGTATAGCGTGTAACTTTTTAATACAAGGTTAAATATGGAAACTTATCTAGGAAATCCAAATCTAAAGAAAGCTAATGTCACTCAAGAGTGGACAAAGCAAGAGGTTGAAGAATACGCTAAGTGTATGAAAGATCCTTTGTATTTTATACAGGAATACATTAAGATTGTTTCTCTTGATGAAGGTTTAGTTCCTTTTAAATTATATGATTTTCAAAAAGAAATGGTGGGAACTTTTCATAATAATCGTTTCACTATCTGTAAACTTCCTAGACAATCAGGTAAATCAACTACTATTATTGCGTATCTGCTTCATTACGTTTTATTTAATCCTTCTGTAAATGTAGCAATTCTTGCAAACAAGGCTGCAACAGCAAGAGATTTATTAGGAAGATTGCAACTTGCATATGAACATTTGCCTGGCTGGTTGCAACAAGGCGTTATGTCTTGGAATAAAGGTAGTCTAGAATTAGAAAATGGTTCTAAGATTCTTGCATCTTCTACATCTGCATCTGCTGTTCGTGGTGGTTCATA